CGGGCTACAGGTCCCGCGTTCCCAAACGCGGCGTCACCCCATTGCACTCTCTGAGTCCCCAATGTGGTTGCCCGAAAGCGGCCACCATACGAGTCAGAGGCCCGCACTAATCTTTTCTTATAGGTCCAGGACACCGTAAGGTGTTTACTGTATAAGCCTTGTGCTAATCTCTTTCTTAGGCGCTCGTATTTAAGCCACTAACCGCAACCCCATGAGTTCTCAGCCGCTCGGCTGTAGGGGTGGTTGTACCACCAAAGTTACCCTGAAACCCAACTACCGGTCATCCGGCCTCAATAATCCTGTTGGCTCTCGACTGTCTTCAAAGTCGGGCAACAAGTCTTTATAGACCTCGCTCACTATTTCAAACATTTGATCGTAATCAGGGTGGTTACGCTCCTCTCGAAAGAACTGCTGGATGATGGCTGCATCCGGCTTGTTTTGACTCAACAGACGAAAAAGAGTTTTTGTTGGTTGGGTTGACCAAACACCGAAGGTGGAAAACTGAGTAGAGCAAAACTCGACTATGTTTCCACAGCGCTTATACATCTTCACGGGATGTCCCCACGCCGCGTACTTCTCAGCCGCATTCTCCACAAAATCTTCCACACAATCGTCCCCCATCGCGACAGCCCATTTAGCCCCTATGCACAGGGCCATAGCCACCCGGATTCTTGAATTTGAGGAACTTGTATTAAAAGAACCACTCTTCTGGACTCCGGGCGTCACCTGGGCGATGAGAACACCATTACTCAACATAAACACGGAATTACTCAGGCAATACGTGCGGTTTCGAACAAGAGTAGCATACGCGAGACTCGACGGGCTAAGGGAAATTCGCACTTCCGCTTCCAACATCAACTCCCAATGTTTGACACTCCAATCAAATCCACTTATATCAGCTTCTGCGGCACCTTGAGCAGCTCGGCCCAATAATTCATCCCTAAGGATTGCAAGTTGAACGTCATCGCTCAGTCCCAAGCCTGGTTTGCTCGGGATTTCGGACCACTTCTGTATTTCCAATTTATTTTGAATAGTAAACAAATAACGCTCAATCAGTTGGTCCACGATCGACACTGACATAATTAAACGCCAGCGCCTCTCGCGGACTTTCTTGGAGCTGTGAGGCTCGTCCTTAACGAAAATTCGAACAGGATCTACATAGCCCTCCGACACAAGCTGCTCAGGTGTTAACCCAAGCGGCATGTCATAGAGCTTCAAAATCCGTAATGCGGCACACTCCAACACGAAGTCGGCGTGGTTCTTCCAAAGAGCTTCATTAGTGCCCGCGAGTTGCGCCATCGGATAACCCGGCGATGCTTCCAGCGACACTTCAAATCGGAAGATAGTACGCAATATTTCTATTAATTCGTAAAGTTCGGGTTTCTCTACCCCTCGAGGCAATCTAGCAGCCTTCGGATACATTGCACACAACTTCGCTTTGAGCGCTTGCTGGACTTCCGGTGGAGGCTCCACTTCCGTAGTCCTCTTTCCGGCCTGCCCAACTAAACTCTCTAACTCTGCTGCGGCTCCGCGATTCGGCCATTGCCAGTCATGCAAATCAGAATACTTAATGTTCCCTCTGCGGTCAACCTTCTTAGTGCTAGCAGGAGGAAAAGAGAAACCCGACTGGCCAACGAACGCGAGGTTACCCCCGGATCCATCAATCAATTCCCGTTTCTCCCAATTGTATTTCACAATCTCCTTAACACCCAGACGTTCACCAACCTGGAAACTCGTCTTCTGGACTGGCTCGGTTGCTGATTCTTTACTTGTTTTGGTTTGTTTGTTTGGTTTGGTTTGGTTTGAAGGTGTACGTGTTTTGTTGTTGAACCGCCACGCAACGGCAAGCACCAGAACGCAAATGACATAGGAGCTCCCCAACAATCTCAGGAGCACCCACAAAAGAGCGAACAGTACAAAGGAACCCACCATCAGG